CACAGCATCCTGAACTTATTGTAGCATTCCGCTGGAGAGCGGTCTATAAATACTACTATTTTATTATACGAGGTGATCCTATTGAGCGAAAAGCTCACGACCCTTTCCCAGCTTCGGGCTGTGTCCCAGAAGTCAAAAGATCGGGCGGAACAGGTGGCTGATACCGCGGCCGCTGCTTTGGATGAAATGGATGGAGTAAAAGCGGATAAAACGGAGTTCGTTTCTTTTTCTATCCCTGCAACTGGCTGGAAAACTGACAGCAGTGTTCCCGGCTATACGAACTACATCGACATTGCAATCAGCGGCTTAACGGCGGCTGACTATGTGGCGGTGGATGTTGCCCCGTCCAGTAGCGCAGTGGCACGAGCGGCAAATTTTGTTGCGACCGAAAGCCGTGCCGGCATCCTCCGGCTTCGTGCGGCATCGGTGCCAACAGCTACGATTTCGGCGCAGTACCACATCATCACGGCCGCAACAGCGGCAAAGGAGGGTTAATCTTATGGCATGGGGTCCTTTTAATGCTGGCGGTGGCGGCGGTTCGTCCGGCGGCACTGCGGCAGATATTTCCTACGACAACAGCAAGTCCGGCATTTCGGCGGCGAATGTGCAGGAAGCCATTGATGCGCTTTCTGTGCTGACCCTGACGATTCAGGCCGTGCCCGCCCAGAGCGGGAGCCTGACCTATACCGGCTCCACCCAGAGTCCCACATGGAAAGGCTATGACAGCAGCATGATGACGATCGGGGGCGTGACCTCCGGCATCAATGCTGGCACCTATACGGCCACGTTTACGCCCATCGGCAAGTATGTCTGGACGGACGGCACGCAGGAAGCCAAGAGTGTGTCGTGGACGATTGGCCGAGCCGCGGTCAAGAATGTGCCGACACAGACCGGTAGCGTGACTTACAATGGCTCGGCGCAGTCCCCGTCGTGGAGCAACTATAACAGTTCTCAGCTGACGATCGGTGGCACGAGCAGTGCAACCAACGCTGGCAGCTACAGCGCCACCTTTACCCCGACTTCCAATTATAAGTGGTCGGATGGGACGACTACGGCCAAGAGCGCTTCGTGGACGATTGGCAAGGCGACCGGCAGTATTACGCTGTCCGCAAGCAGTCTGAGCCTGACCTACCCGAAAATCTCTGGCACCATCACTGTTACGCGGCCGGGCAGCGGTACGGTGACCGCATCCTCTGGCAGTACGAACATTGCAACGGTAAGTGTTTCCGGCACCACCATCACGGTGACCGCAAAGGCGACCGGCAGTGCCACTATTACGGTCAATGTGGGTGCAGATACCAACTATACTGCACCGTCCAGCAAGACGTTCACGGTGGCCGTTACGCTGGTGTCCAAAACGCTCAGCAGCAACAGTTGGGCAGTCATCAAGGCCGTCAGCGATGCCGGGCAGGGTGCAAACTATTGGTCTGTTGGTGCCACAAAGTCCGTAACTATCAATGGCAAGGTGGGTGCAACTACAATCTCCAGCTTGAAAGTTGATGCCTTTATCATCGGTTTCAACCACAATTCCGGCAAGGAGGGCAACAACCGCATCCACTTCCTGTTAGGTAAGATCAGCGGCAAGTTTGTTGGTCTGGTGGATAGCAGCTACGGTAGCACGACTTCTACGTCTGGTGCGTTCACGATGAACACCAGCAGCACGAACTCTGGTGGCTGGGGGAGCAGTCAGATGCGGAGCAAGGTGCTTGGTAGCGCAAGCTCTCTCACCAGCCCGACCGCCAACACGTTGCTGGCCGCACTCCCCTCTGACCTGCGGGCGGTGATGAAGTCCTGCACGAAGTATACGGATAATAAGGGCGGTGGCAATACCGCCAGCAATGTGTCCTCTACCACGGATTATCTGTTCCTGCTGTCCGAGTATGAGGTCTTTGCAACGCACCAGTATTGCAATGATGCGGAGCCGAACTATCAGGCACAGTACGATTACTTCAAAGCGGGTAACAGCAAAGTTGCCAATAAACATTCCGCCACCGGAACGGCGGCGGTCTGGTGGCTGCGGTCGCCGACCTGCCACGTCACCCACGCCACCTACTTCTGCGCGGTTTCGGCGTCGGGGTCGTTGGTCTATTACACCGCTTACCTTGCGTATGGTGTTGTGCCCGGCTTTGTTGTCTAATCCCCCGCAGGGATTCTCGACTTACTCAAGCCCACGGAAGTGGGCGGAAACCAGCAAATTTCCCTCAAAAAATTCAAAGGGCGCGTCAGCGCCCCGCGCGATTTTTTGAAAAAAGATACTGAAAGTGCTATCACTCAACTGTCTTATGAGTGCATACACGGCACGAAAAACGCTATACAATACTTTCAAAACCTGTTTGTTAGGAGGTATTGTATGGCAACTAACAAGCGCGTCTTTACACTGCGCCTGTCCGATGAAGTTTTTGATAAGATCGGCGTTCTAGCAACAAAAGAGCATCGGTCCATCACGAACTACATAGAGTATGTGCTGCTCAAGCATTTGGAAGAAGTTGAGCGAGAGCAAGGGGAAATCGATCTCGATGACCCCGAAGGAGACTAAAGTATCATGTCAGTTTTGAAATCCAAGCGCACAGAAAGCAAGGCGGAGTATGTGAATGTCGCCAATGCGATTTACATTGAAACGATAAACTTCCTGACCCGCATTTCCGCAAGGTATTCCAGATTGATTGCAGAACCGGTTGCAAAGCTGGCGGGTGAGGTGATAGACCATGCCGAAAAGGCAAACAGCATCTATCCCTCCGACGATCAGCGGCGCCAGCTTCGTAAAGCACATCTTCTGGAAGCGCGGGCATCCCTGATGGCGCTGGATGTTCGGTTGACTCACTGCTATCTCATCATGACCCAGAACCCGCAGGGATGTTTCACAACTCCCTCAGGGAAAAGTGTCGATGCGAAGAAAGCAACTGAAAGACTGGACAAAATGGCTCAAAAGTTGGGTGAGCTGATTGACAAGGAAAACGACCTGCTGCAAGGCATGATCGGAACGGTCAATCGGAAAGCCTGATTTTTAAGTGGGTGTATCTCTGTCAATTCTTGCGGCGGCGGTCTGGTGGCTGCGGTCGCCGAACTACAACAACATCAACAACAACAACTACTTCTGCGCGGTTTCGGCGTCGGGGTCGTTGGACTATAACAACGCTAACAATGCGTATGGTGTTGTGCCCGGATTTTGCAATGCTTGGTCACATGGAGTAGCCATAGGTGAAAGACGACCATAGCAAAAGGAGAGGTACTTCCCTGAGGGTCAAACCTCTAAAACTGCTTTTCGATATGCCGACACGGACGCTTCTTGCATGGCGCGGGATGCATCTTACCGCGTTTCATGTGCCGGCATAAAGCAGATTAGACGATGCCCTACAATTCATCTGTACGAGGAGCGAATACTTTTATGACAAGTCAGGAGCGCCATGAAGCACGATACCAGCGCCGCCGGGCAGCACGCCGAGCCAGACAGGAAGCCCGTTGTGCCGCCCTCGGTTCGTTGGAAGAAGTGTTCAGCTACCACACGATGTTCAAATACGGCCGGAAATGCTGCAACGGTGTACGCTGGAAGCAGAGCACGCAGAACTTTGAGCGGCATCTGTTTTCCAACACAGCGAAGCAGCGGCGGCTTATTTTGGCAAAAAGGTGGCGGCCTAAGAAATACGTTCATTTCACGGTCTGCGAACGCGGCAAGATTCGTGGGATTGACGCTCCTCATATTACAGACCGACAAATCCACAAGGTCATCAGCAAGGAAGTGTTGGAGCCGCTTTACGACCCCAGCATGATCTATGACAACGGTGCAAGCCGGATTGGTAAGGGACTGCACTGGCAGATCAAGCGCATCAAACAGCAGCTGGCGCGGCATTACCGCAGGTATGGCCGTGCTGGTGGGGTTTTGCTGCTCGACCTGAAGAAGTTCTTTCCTTATGCACCCCATTCCATCATCTATCAGCGGCACCAGCGGTATATCCCGAACCCTGATTTTCGGCGGATAGCAGATACCATTATTGATACTGCTCCCGGCGAATTTCCGGGCCGTGGGATGCCGCTGGGCGTTGAGCCGAGCCAGCAGGAAATGGCGGCGATGCCCAGTGCCGTGGACAACTGGATCAAATGCCAAATGTCCACGCACAGCGCCGGGCACTACATGGATGATTACTGCATCATTCTCCCGGATATCGAAGATCTGAAAAAGCTGGGCCGCGCTATCGTGCGCCAGTTTGAAATCCGCGGTATCCCGGTCAACAAGAAGAAATGCAAGATCATCCCTCTGACAAAGCCTTTCCGCTGGTGCAAGGCTCGTTTTACCTTGACCGAGACCGGGAAAATCAAAGTCAATGGTAGCCGTGATGGTGTGATACGCGCACGGAGGAAACTGAAGCTGTTCCACCGGGAATGGCTGGCCGGGAAACGTACCCTGCAGGAGGTGGCGCAGTATATGAACTGCCAAGAAGCCTACTATAAAAATTTTGATGACCATGGGCGGCTGCTGCGTCTGCGGCGGCTTTGCTATGCAATTTTTGGAGGTAGAGTGCCTTGTTCAAAATCATCAAAGCCAGTGATGGCACCGTCCTTGCCTTGACCGAGGACGTGACCTACATCAAAAAAGCCGACAACGGCTGTTATATCCTCTGCCCGGAGCCTGATGCTTCGGGCATTTCTTATGCCGGCACACCGTATCATCTGCTCGATCGTGACCCTATGGGGGACGATTTGGAAAGCGTTATGCTGGAGCAGACCGATATTGGAAGCTGGGTCACGGAAACCCAAACCGCCATCGAGGATGCTGATGCTCTCAACGTGGATCAGGAGTACCGCCTGACCCTGTTGGAGCTGGGCATCACTGATGATACCGATGCTTCTTGAGAAAGGGGGTGAACTGAATGCTGTATCGTACTTGCAAGCGCATGATTGAAAAGGGCAACACCGCTGGCATGGCAACCAAGCTGGATGTCTTTTACGCTGCCAACAAGCTGACCGAGGACGAGTATAACGAGCTGACCGCTCTGCTCGCCGAGAAGACCGAGAAGAAAGAGCAGGTCTAACCCATGGAGCATGAACGCTTTATCGCCCGCCGCCGGGCGCGCTTCGACGGCATAGATGGAAAAGTGAATATTCCCTATGGAACCGCCCTGACTTGTCAGGACGGTTTTCTTATGCACAAAAACCAGCGCGTGTGTGCTGTAGGGAGCCAGAACGGCATGGACTGCTTTGTGCAGGACGATGACGGTAACGGCACCCTGCGCGGGGAACTGGTAGGGAACATCCAGCGGTGCCTTGAGCGCCGGGATGCGGACTATCAGACCCGCTGGAACCGGGTTTGGGCATCGGCACTCTGCCAAAAGTACCGCCGCCCGGAGTCCGAAGACTACTGGCTGTGGGCGAGAGCGTTTTTTGATGCTCCGATTTTTGATTTGCAGGCAATCGCCGCGCTGGTTCAGTGAGGGGGATGGCTGTGAATCTGAAAGAATTATTCTGGAGCGGTGGCGGGATGGTTTTGGTGCTGCTCTCGCTCATTGAGGTTTCGCCCATCAAGATCAATCCGTGGAGCAGGCTTGCGAAAATCATCGGACACGCCCTGAATGCTGAAGTGCTGGAACAGCAGAAGCAGACCCAGAAAAAGCTGGAGGAGCATATCCAAGTTGATGATGAGCGCAATGCCAATCTTCTGCGTACCCAGATCCTGCGCTTCAATGACGAACTGATTGATGATAAGCACCACACGAGGGAGCATTTTATCGAGATTTTGGCCGTCATTGATGCCTATGAGGACTACTGCCGCAGTCACCCCGACTACAAAAACAACCGCTGCATCTGTGCGGTAGCGAATATCAAACGGGTGTACAATGAGCGGCTTCAAAAGCACGACTTCTCTTGAAGGAGGTTTTCTACATGAGAGTCATCGTCTATCAGGCCAGCGACACATCTGCCCTGAGCAAGAACTTCACCCGCAAGGACTTCAAGTGCCCCTGCGGGTGTACTCGCCAGATGGTCGATTCGGAGCTGGTCGAAAAACTTCAGGCCATCCGGGATAAGCTGGGCAAGGCCATCAAGGTGACCAGCGGATACCGTTGCATCACGCACAATGCCAGCAAAACCGTTGGCGGAAGCCCAAATTCCAAGCACCGCTATGGTATGGCGGCAGACTGGCGCATGGTGAACCGCAGCATCAATCCTGTGGCCTTGGGCATCATCGCCGCCCAGTATTTCAAGGCGGTGGGCATCTACTGGTATGACGGCTGCGCCATCGTACACACCGATACCCGCGATGCAAAGGCAACGTGGCTGTGCGATGCCCCGCGGCACTACCCCAGCACCACCTACCAGAAGTTCATTCTGCCGACCATCCGCCGGGGTTGCACCGGGGATGCAAACCGTGCAGCCACGAAGATGCTCCAGCGGCTGCTGGGGCTGACCCCGGACGGCATTTTCGGCGAGGGCACCGAGAACGCTCTGCTGAAAGCGCAGGAGGCGCACGGACTGGCCGTGGACGGCATCTGCGGCCCTGCCAGTTGGCGGGCAATTTCTGGGGCCAACAAGTATCTGTGACATAGGAGGAAACCATCATGGAAGCTATTCTGAGTTTTATTCCCGTGCCTGTCGCTGTCATTCTGATGGCGGCGGGTTTTATTTCGCTGGCAGTCGGTGGCATCCGGCTGGGCTACAAGGCCACCGTCAAGGATCTGGCGCTGGAGCTGGTCGAAAAAGCTGAACTGTCCATCATGGGCAGCGGGCAGGGCGCCAAAAAGAAGAAGCAGGTGTTCGCGGCTCTCCGCGCCAAGTGCCCGGCGGCTATCCGCTGGGCTATCACCGACGAGGTGCTGGACGCTGTTATCGAACACGCCTTTGATGTTATGACCGCAGCACTTGGCAAAAAGTCTTGACTGCTGCATGAGTGCCGTGTAAAATAGAGGCACTTGAAAAGCTTCGGCTTTTGTAGAGAGTGGCCCGGCATGGTCCACTCTTGATTTTATATTTGGCTGCTCCGGCGGCGCGCAAAAATCCCCCTCTGCTTTGTCGAAGCCCTGCGAACCTCGCGGGGTATGTGTAGGCAAAGTGGAGGGGGATTTTTTGTTTTCTTAGAACTTCATCTGCGCAGCATCTTCAACGCTCACGTCATCGATTACCTCCGAAGATCTCCGTTGTATACGCGAACCAGCACCCAGTCAGACAGGGGTTTGACGTTTCCGATCCAGTCCCGGAGGGCTTCATCGGTGCCGCAAGCCTCGCAGATGTACACGCCCTTGGCGTGGCGGCTCAATGCACCGTGGGTCAGCTTGTCCGGCATCCTCTCGCCGCAGCGGGGACACAGCGGCCAGCCCTGCTCCTGATCGGCCTGCATCCTGGCAATAATCTTTTCGTCTGTCATTGTTTAATCCCTCGTCAATTCATATTTTCACGTTCCCAGTCGACCCAGCGGTAAATTTCTTTGCCGGACATGGATTCCGGCTTGCTGGTCTTGATGTAGTCCTGCTGGCCGAAGATTTCCAGCCGCTCGATGTTGTGCGGGTTCTGGGTGATGATTTTCGCCGGGCGGCCAACCTCGCTGCCGGGGATCTCGATGCGGTACAGATACAGATTGCTGTCAAAATACCAATCGCTCTTGATGTACCGTTCTTCGGCATCCGTGCTCTCGATGGCCTCGATGTACTCGCTCAGCGCACCGAAGACTTCCAGCCGGGTGGGTGCTTTGTCGAAGTCGGTCACATCAAAGAGTTTGATGTAGGAGATTCGGCCACGCTCAACGGCAAACTCTTCGATGGTGCCGGAATATTTGTAAAGTTTCATCGTCATATCCTCCGAACGCCCGTATAGCCAGATAGCACAGCTTTCAAAATCACTTGCTCTGGGTGCTTGCCACGATTCCGCCAAGGCACAGCCAGTGGCGGCCATCGGCGTTGCGTTTCCATTCGCCGCCGAGCGTTTCAAATGCGGCAATCATGCCGTAGTAGCTGATCTCCGGCTCGGTAGGCAGCCTCTCTCCGTCATCGTTGTACTCGGCACGGCCGGCAGCAATGTCCATCTCGGCATCAGACCGGGCGTATGCCCACTGGTTATCCAGCCTTTCGGCCAGACGCTGGAGGGAAGCGCGAATATCGGAAATTTTCATGGTCTACTCCTTTACCATTCATAGGAGCCGCGCCGCTGGCTGGCTTCCATGCGTTCCTTTTCAATCATGGCGGCGATCCGGGACTTCTCTTTGATGCTGAGGCCCCAAGCCTTTTCACAGGGGATGGCAACAATGAAGCCGTCCTCATGGATGCCGTACTCATTGAAATCTTCATCAACGTACCGTTTGCAGTTGTGCGGTCGGTCGTTGAAGTCATATTCGACCTCATCAGGAATGCGGGTCAGCTTGCCCCTGATGGGGAAGTTGTTCAGCTTTGCAAATTCTCGGATGGTCATGGTGCTTCTCCTTACTCAATCGCTTCTTCAATGCTGCTGGTGGCATCTTCCAGACTGCTTACTGCATCGGACAGGCTTTCGCAGATCTCTTCGATATGCTCGTACCGTTCGCCGCTCTGGAAGTTTTCGGGGATGTTGTCCCGGTATTCTTCTTCCTCAGTCTGGATTTCCTCAAGCTGAGTCTGGAGGGTCTCAAGCTGATCAATGATGGCCTGCAGGGCCTTTCTGCGTTCTCTGTTCATATATATTCTCCTTGATTTTTCATCGGTGGGTGGTTATAATTAAAAAGCGAGGGCGGCGGCTCCTACCCGCCGCCCTGCTCTTACGGATTACTTATTATCCGTGGGGGTCTCATTGCTCTGAATGATTCTGTTGGGTTTAATCGTGATCGTTATCCGCTCTGCAAGATCGGGATGTTCGACCAAGATTTCCAGCAGCTCTTTCAGAGCTTTTGCTTTTTCATCCATCGGTCTGTTCTCCTTTCCGGTGAGCTTTCCGCTCCTCCTGACACCTATATTATACAGGATTTCCTTTATAATGTCAAGGCTTTTCTTAAAGAAAAACCTATATTTTTGAAAATATTTCTTGACAAAATACAGGAAATCATTTATACTTGCGGTGAGGTGATGAACATGGATTTCCCAACGAAAATCAAAATGGCCGAAGCTGTTTCCAAAATAAAAGAAGCTGAACTTGCCCGGCGGATGGACACCACCCCGCAGGCATTCAACCAGCGGATGAAAACAGGAAAGTTCAAGTATGAAGAACTGGAGCAGATGGCGCAGGCCATGGGCGCAGAGCTTATTGTGAACTTCCGCTTTCCTGATGGAACAGAGGTATGATAAAAGCCGCCAGTGTTTTGAAGCGCTGGCGGCTTTTTTCATGCCGTGGGTAAGGGCTTTACCTGAGAAGCGCCAAAGAACGATGCGCGGTAGGTCTGGCCGTCACCTTTGCTGCTGTGGATGAGTACCGCCTGAAACAAGGCCTTTGCGCCATGTTCCACCATGTACCCGGCGACTTTCCAGCCTGCCCATGTGTTCACAGGCTCGGCCACCCCGGCGGCCTGCTGGGCTTCCTCAATGCGCTGGGCGTTGATCGGCTCGGCCTTTGCACTGTTCCATGCCCGGTGCAGGCACTCGGAAAAGGCGGCTACGCCCTTGCGATACAGCTTCCATGCCTTGCGCATGATGGCGGACAGATCAAACTTTTTCATAATGCCCTCTCTTTCTTTGGCTGAAAAGATAAAATAAAAAGCAGCAGGGGAGTGGGTTACTGACTTAGCATGCGCTCACGACTTACTGCGCTCCCGGCTCTTACTTCGCCCCTTGCCTTCCGGTCGTACTCCCTTGCTGTGATTATAGTATCTTCCTTTTTGCCTTGAAAGACAACAGCGAAACCGATATTTTATCAAGAAAATAGATGATAAAATAAACAAATATATTTATATAAAAAGCCCGGATTGTGTATCCGGGCAGGGGAGAACAACTTACTTCTTTCGGGCCTTGTTTACGGTTTTCGGGATCCGGCGCACCTCCGTGACTCGAAGCTCCTCGTTGGGTTCACGGACAATCAACTCATCAATGCTACAATCCAGAGCTTCACAAATCAAATCCAGATCGTCAAGACTGATTCTTTCTGCAAAGTCGTGATACAGTTCATTGATGGTTTGAGCGCGGATGCCGGTTGCGCGGGCAAGTTCCGTTTGCGTCATGCGCCTTTCGCCGAGACGCGTTGACAGTAAAATCCTAATCATAAGCCAATCTCCTTTATCCAAAATTCTACCGATTTCAAATCGGCTTAGCTGGATTTTGGCAGGAAACTACTACTTTCGGCAAATTCTTCCGAAAAACGGGTAAAAATAACAAAAAATCCCCGGCTCTTTCACCAAAAACATGAAAGAACCGGGGATTACCATTATTGGCGAGTTGGTATCTCGCAGTACAGAACGAACACGCTCCCGACCATTTGAATGGTTACATTGGAGCCAAGAGTTCGTACCGTACACTTAGAGTGCCGAAAAAATTTAGGGTCGCCGCCCTCATCGGGGGAAGCCGAAAAGGGCGATGATTGTTCAGACGGGAGATTTGTTCGTACAGCCCCACTTCCGCCGCACCACAACAACAAAATCCGAACTTTTTTCCGATAGGAGAAGGGTTCGGATTTTT